CACCGATAATTATTATCGGTGTCGCTGGAGGAAGTAAGTTACAAGTTCAAAAACCTTGTTTATGGCATTTATTATGTAAGCCAGATACTATGTCTGGTATAGTGTCACATTATCATAATAATACAGATTATGCCCCTACAATCTTCGGCCAAACACCTAAAGAAGTAGTATTATTAGACGGAGTGTTTCTTGCAATTCGGACAAAATCAATTTCCGAGAAAAAAATAAAATTTGATACTAACCTTAAAGGATTCCATTATTATGATCTAAAATTTTGTTTAGATTGTCATTTAGCTGGTTTGCGCTTAACCACTGCCCCTATTCACATTATTCATGAATCACCTGGCCTACTCAACCACACAGAAGAATATAGCAAATCAGAAGAATACTTCTATAATACTCTGTTAGAACATGCTAACAAACGAAAGTAATTACTTAGATATAGATTTAGAATATTTAGAAAAGGTAGTTTTTAAGAATTGTCTTGAAGACGAAGTTTATCTAAATTCTATTATTGATAATCTTAATTATAAATTTTTTAAGAATAAAGACTTTCAGCAAATAATTAAAATCATTCAAGCACTTTATCGGAAGAATAATAGACGTCCGACTATTACTGAATTACAATTATATTTAAACACACCACAACTTAAACAGCATTACGAAGCAAGTAAAAAAATCATTGATGTTTTAGAAGTAGAATTATCTAATGACTTATTACTTTCTTACACAGAGAAGTTTTTACAAGAACAAGCTGTGTTTAATACGTTTTTAGAAATTGTTGATAATAAAGAAAGAGATGTAAAAAGCATTCATGATAAGTTCTCAAAAGCATGTAACATCTCTATTACGACAAATACAGGTCATAATTATTTTAAAGATGTAGAGCAACATATTACTGACCTAACGACACGGGAAGAAAAAATTAAAACAGGCTGGGATTGGCTTGATACTAGATTAGGAGGAGGATTCCTCGAACAAGGGCGTAGTATGTATATTTTTGCTGGACCTACTAACGTTGGAAAATCTATATTCTTGAGTAATATAGCAAGTAACGCTGCAGCAGAAGATAAAAATGTTTTAGTTATTTCTCTCGAAATGTCAGAAATGATTTATTGTAAACGAATTACATCTAAGCTTACTGGATTACCTATAAATCATTTAGATGATCACGTCGAAGAATTGAGAGATAGAGTAGGTAAATTTAAAATAACACACCCTCGAGGAAATATTATAATTAAAGAATTTGCTCCGAGTTCAATTACACCTCCACAATTAGAAGGTTTTATAAAAAAACTAATAAACAAAAAATTTAAACCTGATATTATTGTACTTGATTATTTAAACTTAATGGCAAGTACATATGGTAATAATTCATATGAACGAATAAAAAGTATATCTGAACAAGTAAGAGCAATGTCATATACCTTTGAATGTCCAATTGTATCTGCAACACAAGTAAACAGAACAGGGTACGGTACAGGTAATAACGCTGGTGGTCCTGGTTTAGATGCTATTGGTGAAAGTTATGGTCTAGGAGCTACTGCTGATGCAATAGTTAGTATATGGAGAACAGAAGAGGATGAAGAAGATGATGCTCTTCATATAGGTATTATTAAAAATCGATTTGGTTCTAACACGGGTAGTACTCGAGTGTCTATAGACTATAACACTCTTACTCTTACAGAAAATAACGATTTGAATATAAATGAAGATGTGAACGCTGCGGAAGATGACGCTGTACAATTCGGAAGAGTGATGTAAATATATATAATGTCTGAGGATAACAATAAAAAAAGACCAAAGATATACGAACGCAATCCCGATACTAATGTAATACGTTGGAGATATTTAGGAGAACATCCAGAAGATTACGGTTGGCCTCATTATGGTAATATTTTAACAGAAGAAGAACTAAATGAATAATAAGGATGAAATAATTTTTACCGACCTAGATCTCGACGGTTGTTGTAGCTATTTAATTTATACATGGTTTAAACAGACTAAACCAAAAGCTGTTACATTAAAGGTTTCTAACATACGTGAAAAACTATTAGGATGGCTCAATTATAATAAAATTGAGGATTATAAAAGAGTATACTTCTTTGATTTAGATACTACAGAAATTAAAGATTTAATAGACAAAAAAAATGTAATTATTTTTGATCATCATAAATCTCATGAGGATGATTATTCTTTTGCTAAAACATATATAAATGTAAATCAACCATCATGCAGTAAACATTTATATCAAATATTAAATCATATATATCCAAATGTAAATCTTACTAAGGAACAGAAAAAATTAATTACATTTGCAAATGATTATGATTGTTATGAATTAAAATACCCGGAGAGTAATAAATTAAATTTCTATCTATGGTACAAAAATGGTGATAAGCTGCAAAACTTTATTAACGATTTTGAAAATGGTTTCTTCGGATTCACAAACGAACAAAATAAAATAATTAGTTATCATTTTTATAAATTTAAAAAAATGAGAGAAACCATAGATTTATTTAAAGCAAAATTATCTATAGGTGGAAAGGAATATAACTTTATTAGTACATTTGCAAATGAATATATTAACGATTTAGGTCAATATATTGTTGATACTTATGATTGCGATGTATGTATGATGATTAATTTAAAAAACAAAAGAGTATATCTCCGAAGAAATAGAAATATAGATTTTAATTTAAGTACTTTTGCTAAGAAGATATGCGACGGTGGTGGTCATGAATATGCAGCCGGTGGTATGTTAAACGATAATGTGCTCTCTTTGAGCAAGCAATTCGAACCACTAGATACAAAATGACAGACAGTCCATATACAATTTTAGAACGAAAAGATATTGTACATGTTTTCTTGTCATTATGTAGTTTTATTTCAATTTCCGAGAACCGAAAAATTAATCTCGCCAATGTATTTTTATTAGTTCTTAAAGAAGAAAAGTATAGAGAATTATTTAAAGCGTCGTTATTATTAGATAGTAATTTTGAGTTAGTTAAATTATTTTTACAACATGATCCTTATTTGTATAAAAGTAAATATATAACTAAATATCTCAAAAGAAATTCTATTGATTTATGAGCGAATTATCAGTTTTTGAAAAAAATATATATAATCTTTATCTGAAGACTTCTAGAAATAAAAAAGGATTCACACCAAGAAAAGATTTTCAAAAACTAGACGATACAAAATACGTTCTATTAAAAAAAATATCACGTACTTTAAAAAATAAAAATATAGATCCAGATATATTTTTTAATGCACCATATAAATTATATTCAGAAAAATACGTGCCTTTAGATTTCTACAGTACATTTAATGCTATTTCTACATATAAAAAATACGTAACAGAATTAGAATTAACAGAACCTGATCACGAATTTAATATTGTTAAATTAAGAGATAGCTTTAAATTTATTTACGATACCTGTGTCAAGAATAACCTTACAACGTGTAATGAATATCTACAGGTAGAATCAGGTATGTATCCAAATTTTATTTTAGATTTAAAAAACAGAGACATCAGTTATTATAGTTTATTAGCGCTTAACGTATCAGAGAAAAATATTAAGCTAGAAAAAAATATAGTTGAATTTGTATGTAGTAGTTTCTATAATACTTTAAGTAGTTTGAGATCGAAATATACATTTTCGAAAAAAATCAAACCATTGGGAATAAAATTAACGAAAACCATTAACGAAATATTAAAAAGAAAATGACAACGAAAAATATGTTTGAATCGATTAGAGGAGCAATGGCTCAAGACGCACAAAAGACATCTACTGGTAATATTATGCGATTGAAACCAGGTAATACATATGTATTGCGTCTTGTACCATTTGTAAAAGACCCTGGTAAGACGTTTTTTCATTATTACTCACACGGCTGGGTGAGTGAAATGACCGGGCAATTCCAGAGTGCAATTAGTCCACAGACGTGGGGAGAGAGGGATCCTATTGCAGAAGCACGATATAGAATCTCCCGTACTGGTTCTGAAGAAGAAAAAGACAAGGCGAAAGCTTTAAACCGTAAAGAGAACTGGCTTGTTAATGTCTATGTAGTAAAGGATCCGGAAAAACCGGAGAATGAAGGTAAGGTAAAGATTCTTAGGTTTGGTCGTCAATTACATAAGATTGTAATGGAAGCTATGGAGGGAGAAGATGCTGAGGAATTTGGTGAAAAGATCTTTGACCTATCAAAGGAAGGTTGTAACTTTAGAGTTAAAGTTGAAGAGCAGGGTGGGTACCCGACATATGTAAGTTCTCGTTTTGCATCACCTTCTCAAATCTCAGGAGTAACAGGTGATACTATTAAAGATATCTACGAACAGACATTTGACTTAGAAAATGTTTTTCCGGTTAAGAGTTATGACGAACTGCAAACAATGCTTAATGAGCATTATCATGGTGTTACAGAAGACCCTGGTCAAGAGACTGCTACAGTACCATCAACAATCTCTTCAGATGATGACGATGATGATTTAAATTTTGATGATTTAGATGCTACTCCATCAAAAGACGATTCTAAATCACCTGCTATTGATGATGATAAAGTTAAAGAACTACTTGATACTTTAGATTAAAATGGAAGACGACGTTGCACTAAAAATGTTCATTCATCAAATGAATGATCAAGCTAAGGAAATGAACAAGAATATTGTTCAAAAAAGCGCTACAATGCAGGATATTCCTGTAGAGAAAGGAATATATAAAAAGAAAAAGAAGAATCCAGCCGCACAACAACAGTTAGCTACACAGCAACAATTCCTTATTCAACAGCAGTTAGCTACACAGCAACAAGCCATCCCTCAACAACAAGTGACTGGAGATCCCGCTCTGTTAAACAATTTAATAGAGCGGGTGTCTTCCGTTGAGAAACAACTTACAAAATTTCTGACTCTAATTGAACGTAGACTTGCAAAAAACGCAAAAGAAATTAATATACGAATCAAATTGAACGAAGATAATGATTCTACCAATAAAGAATAAAGATAATTTTATTCAAAATTTTCTTAATCCAGTCTCGCGATTAGACTCATCTGTAACACTAGATATAAATGACAATATATCTACTATAGTACATAATAATTCTAATATTTTTCTTAAAGCAGAATATAAGATTAACTGGGTGGAGCAACCCGATCGAAATAATATATGTTTACCAGATACAGTAAAACTAATTAAAATTTTATCATGTTTAGATGAAGATAATATTGATCTAGAAATACAGACTAATTGTATAAAATATAATAGCAGTGCTAATCGATTTACATATCATTTATTTGATAATAGCATAGCTAAAAACGGTGTATTTAATTTTGATAAAATTAATGACATTACATTTAGTACTAACTTTAAACTGACAAAAGAAAAGAACAGCGCAATATTAAAAGCACTACCGTTCGTTACCGAATCAAGTAAACTATATCTTAAAACCGAAAACACAAATGTGTACGCCGAACTGTCAGATAAAAAACTACAAAACGTTGACAGTTATACTACAATACTCGCCGAAGGGTATGAAGGAGATAAATTAGATTATGAATTAATTTTAGATATAGAGCTATTTAGACTAATATCCATATTGAGCTTTTCCGAAGCAACGATATATATAAATAACGAGTATAAAATGCTTATGATTAAACTTCAATTAGAAGGCAGTAATCTTACATTTGTCAGTACTAGTTATAAAAATTAATGAAAAATAAAGTCACAACTTGTGGTTATTTTATCAAGCGCTTAAGAGATAACGGTTATAAGGTCAATAGAATTTTTTCTGATTATACTTCTGAAGACCCGAGACGCTGGACAATAATGATTAATCCAGAAAAGGCAGCCTTATTTATAACGTGTTATGTTAATTATGACTGGACAGGTGACTTTAAATTCGAATTACATGATGGTGTGTTATTTAAAAATCTTCAATTAAAAACAGATAGTATGGAGGTTATTATGACTAAATTAATCGAAAAAAATATTACGCCTAATGAAAAAACAAATGCCAAAACCTAAAAATTTTGATAATCTATTAAAATCCAGCATTAACGCAGCCGAGTCTGTTGAATCTATGGAAGAACAAGATATGTCGTTTATTAATGATTATCTTGCTGAGCATCTAAAATCATTTATATTACTCGGATATGACCTTAAAGGAGAAAGTGTAGTAATTGTTTCAGGTAAGAATCCTCAAGATTATGACGCTATTGAAACATTATTACGACGAGTAGGTAACATAGACTTTTTTAAAGACATACAAGAACAAACAAATACAAATGAATAAAATAATTGTCTTAGGTAACGGTTATATTGGGAAGAAGGCTTATAAGCATTTTGAAGAGAACTTAGAAGGTATATACGATGTAGTTCGCTTGTCGAACTATCCATATACTTCACCCGAAAAGTTAAAAGAAACATTATTTACTAATTTAATAACCGAGTTCCGAGGATCACAAAACAAATGGGTAATTAATTGTGTTGGTTTTACTGGTTCTCCAAATGTAGACGCATGTGAAGAACAAAAACAAACATGCTGGGATTTGAACGTAACACTACCTACTATGTTAGCTCAATTCTGTACTCAACATAACGCGAAACTTATTAATGTAAGTTCCGGGTGTATATATGATACATTAGACGTGCTTGACACAGTATCATTTACTGAAGAAGACGAGCCAAATTTCGGGTTAACTAACCCTGATAGTAGTTGGTATAGTAAGACAAAACATGCAGCAGAATTATGTTTAAACAACTTTGGCAATGTTTATACTCTACGCATAAGAATGCCTATTTGTAATGATTTTAATTCACAAAAAAACTACTTAAGTAAGATTTTAAAATACAATAACGTCTTAAACGATGTAAACTCTAAAACTGTTATTGAGGATTTACTAGTCGTAATTAATAAAATAGTTAACATCGAAGACTTACCCGGTGGTGTTTATAATTGCGTAAACCCTGAACCTCTTCAAACATCTGAAGTTTGTAGCATTTTAGATGAGCATGGTTTGTGGAATCCTCATTGGAAGTTTATTACTTACAATGAATTAAAACAACATATTGTTGCTAATAGATCTAATTGCGTTTTATCAATAGATAAATTAAAAGCACGTGGGTTAGATATGCCAACGGAACGAGAATCACTATTTAGAATATTAGGTAAAAAAGAAACATATTTTACTAAAGAAATAGCAGATGAAAGATAAAAACATCCTAGTAACAGGTGGCTTGGGATTCATTGGAAGTCATTTCGTAGAGCTACTTCACCGTGAATGTGAAAACTGTAATGTAACAATAATAGATAGTTATGCCTATTGTGTATCACAGAACACTGAAGATTATCTATGGGATTTATATAAGCACCCGGATGGGTCTAGTAATAAATTAGATATAATATATGTAAGTGTCTCGGATTTTAAATTGGATAAACAATATGATTATATTGTAAATTTCGCAGCTGAATCACACGTAGATAATAGTATTAACGACGGGGATGTTTTTATTGATAGTAATTATGTAGGTGTGTATGAATTATTAAAACAATTACCTGACAATACGAGATTTCTCCAAGTAGGGACAGATGAAGTATATGGTAGTTTACAATTTGATTCGAACCCTAGTGAAGAGGATGACTTATTAGAACCATCTTCTATATACTCTGCAACAAAAGCAGGCGCTGATTTATTAGCATTATCTTTTCATAAAACATATAAGAAAGATATTATCGTAACGAGATGTACAAATAATTTTGGTCCTAGGCAATACCCCGAGAAACTTATTCCAGTTATCGCTCAAAAAGCTACTAACGACGAACAGATACCGGTATATGGTAAAGGTGATAACATACGTCAATGGATATACGTCAAAGATCATTGCGAAAAAATATATAACGTATTAAAACTAGGAACCTCAGGAACAATATATAACCTTGCTCCTGACTCGCACTATCAATCGGAAATACCTAATATTGAAATTGTAAATCTCATATTAGACATACTCGATAAACCTAAAAAATTAATTAGTTTTGCTGAGGATAGGAAAGGTCATGATCTTAGATATAGCTTAAGTGATTCAATATATAAATCGATGATAATTAAAGCAGGAGATCAATTAGAATTTTCTGAAACTAAAAAAACATTTGCCGATGATTTAAAATATACTATAATGTGGTATATTAAAAATGAAAAATGGTGGAACTAACAATCTCATAATTGATGGTAATAACCTCTTATACCGAATATTTTGGACTAATAATTTCAAATTAGACGAAAAAGATAGTCCTGGTCAAGTATTTTTATTCTTACGATCTTTAAAATCGTATGTAGACAAGTTTCAGCCAAAACAAATTTATTGTACATGGGATAAGAAGTTAGAATGGCCTTCGTCTAATTTCAGGAGTGAAGTTATTACCGTAGAGTATAAAGCAAATAGAGACGACGATAAGTTCAAAGATGTTCATGAATACTCAGAAAAAATACAAGATGTTATTTCCTTATTAGGTGTACATAATATGTATCCGTTAAGGATGGAGGCTGATGATTTAATGTCTTGGTTATCATCTCACCTACCCGGTAAAAGTGTTATAGTAACCACTGATAAAGATTTACTACAAACAATCTCTGTTGATACTAGAATTTATAGCCCTATAAAAAAGAAAATAGTTACGTTACAAAACTTCGAAGAGTATACAGGAGTAACTAAAGAGCAATATTTAAATTACAGAGCAGTAACAGGTGATAAGTCTGATAATATACCTGGAATACCTAGATATGGTCTTGCTCGATTTAAAAAATTAGATTTAAATCGATTAACAGATGAACAACAAGTTATTTACGAGAGGAATTTAAAATTAATGGACTTAACTACAGGTTATGATTACTATCCTGACGAAGTACCAGTATATGAAGAGCAATTAGAAAAATGCAAGAAACATAAGAGTGATTATAAAAAGTTTATAGAAGAAGCAAAGAAATTGAACATGTGGTCTGTTGTGAGAAACTATTCTTCATGGCGCGAATCGTTTAATAATAACGAAAATATAATAAATATTATTAACAAGGCGATTAAAAATGCGAAAAGTTGAATATAAAAAAAATCCAAATAACATAATGGGCCCAGCAGGTAATACAATTACACCTACGATGAGAGAGGTTAGAATGGGTAATGAAATACGTACGGAAGCGCATTATAACGATCCTCATACTGGTCAATTTATTACAAAACAAATAGTAGATGTCCGACCAGTAAAAGATGAGCCTAAGTGACGTTATACCGCAGGAGTATATAGTAGAAAAATTTTATCAATACGCAGGGTATCCTAAGTATAAAAAATTAACTAATGTATACGAAGGCGGTTGCCCGGTCTGTAGAGAAGGTAAATCTTGGAATAAAAAAAGAAGACTTTACTATATAGTAAAAGAAAATCATATTTTCTGTCATAATTGTGGTTGGAGTGGTTCACCTGTAAAGTGGGTTCAAGAGGTAACAGGTAAAAATTACATTGATATAATTAATGAATGTAAGAATGTAAATGTATTTAATATTCCTATTGAAAAGGACATTCCCATAACTCCGGAGAAACCGCCACAGTCTCTTCCCGGTGATTGTGTTAATTTATATGATAAAGTACAGTGTAGTTTTTATAATCATGAACCTATGGTAAATCATGCTATAATTACATGCAAAGAAAGGAGATTACTAACTGCAATTAATAAACCTAAAACGTTGTGGTTTAGTAGAAATGATTTCGTCCATAAAAATAGAATAATAATACCTTTCTATGACGACAATAAAATTATATTTTATCAATCGAGAAAATTAAAACAAAATAAAAAAGATACAAAGCCAAAATATCTTTCAAAAATAGGAGCCGATAAAACAATATTTAATATTGATAAAATAGATAACGATTTAGATTATATTTTTATTTTCGAAGGGCCTATAGATAGTTTTTTTGTTAAAAATGGTGTTGCAGTAGGAGGTATTAGTAAAGGTAGATCTTGTTTTACAAAACGACAACAGCAACAAATAAATCAAAAACCCTTCCATAAACGTATTTGGGTTCTTGATAATCAATATTGCGACGAGACAGCAAAAGAGAAAACTCGACTATTACTCAGTCAAGGAGAAAAATGTTTTATATGGCCAGAGGAATTATTAAATTATAAAGATTTTAATGACTTATGTGTGCAGATAGACCGAGACGAAATAACTCCTCAATTTATAATTAAAAATAGTTATACCGAATTAAAAGGTAAATTATTATTATCTAAGATTTAATTATTCACCCCAACCTGCAGGCCGTGGTCCAGCTATTTCATCGGCCCATGCCTTGTCAGTTAATGCTCTATCACCAGCTATGTAAACCGCCCATTTTTTATCTAATTCAGACGCATAACCTGCTTTATCAGCTGGCTTTGGCGCTGGTTTTGGCTCTGGTTTTGGCTCTGGTTCAGAGAAAACTTCAGTATTTTCGGCATCAAAAGCAGCTAATGCTTTATCAGCATTCTTTCTAGCACTCTTTGCATCTCTATACACTCTTTCTAACGCATCAGATTTATCTTGCTCTTCGCTGGTTGGGTTGGCCTGGTCGACTGGATCAAACGCCTTCCACTCGGCTCGCGCTAGCTTAGCTGCATCTATTGTGTCGTCTACTGCTTTTTGTAATTCTGCTCGTGTTGCCATAATATTAATTATTTATGCTTTTCTATATAAAGGTTCTTTAAAATTTGATGTAAACCTGCCAATCTTTCACATACATCTAAAATTTCATTTTTTGTTGAATCAGAAACATCAGCGAAAATAGTACCTACTTTATTATCGTTTCTTAACTTCCCTAATACACTATTAACACCGCCGTTAAGGTATTGTAATACATCATCAATGTTCGTAATCCACTCTTGTAGATCTTTAAGTTCTTCCTGTTCATTGGGGTTTTGATCTATTACGTCCTCGAAATCAGCTGCATGACCTGGTTCATCTAAAGCATTTGCGAAAGACTCTTTATCATCTTCTGGTGCAGCATCAATCGCTGGAGCAGGTATTGGCGGACCTGGTTCATCTTCTGAAAGTAAAGATAAAAACCTATTTTCAAACTTTCCCATGTAATTATTTATTAAATACTTATGATGAAAGGCATACTTTTTGAAGATTTATATAAGTACACTAACAAGTACTGGAAAGACGTAAAGTCTAGACATGTTCGACCCACTACAAAAACATTAGATGATATTGCAAAAGCTAGTCCTGCGACGTATAATCAAATTTCAGCTGACCTTGTTCCTTTTCCTGGTGATCATTTAATCGAGCAACTCGGTAGCGCATTCACAAACATATCTGACGCTACTTACTTATTAAATCAGCTTTTTGAAAATCCTTCTGTGCACTTAGACGAAAAAATTGTAAAATCCGCAAATTTAAAGTTGCAAAAAATTCAGGATCTTATAAAATCTGTGTCGGAAGATTTAGATCATGACGAGACAGATAGTTAAAAGTATATTAATTGTTTCTTTAATTTCACTTTCAATAAGTAGTATAGCGACATTATTTTACCCTTCTCTTATAACATTTATAAAAGTTGCGATCGGTACAACCGGAATACAAATATTATTCTTTTTTATTTACAATAATGTTCTTAGATATATCGCTCGGTTAAACCTAGAAAAAGAAGCTCTTCAATTATCTCAATTAGCTGAACAAAATCGAATTTTAGCTGAATGTCAGGCATGTAAGAAAATGAATAACGTATATGTAAAATTAACTGAAGAAAATGAATTTAATTGTGAAGATTGTAGCACACTTAATAAAATACAAATTGATATCAGTACTATATTACCGACGAATTTCCCGGACACTGGGACAATGATTTATGATAAATAAAAAACCCACGAAAGACTACTCACAACTAGCAAGATGGTTGTGCTTATTTGAAGCTGTTAATATTATTTCAGAGAAAGCCGACCAAATCGGTCGAGGAAAAGATTGCTTAAAGCCAATACCAATTAACAAATATATTAACGAAAGATACCCTTCAGTATTAAAAGACGTTGAATATGAATTTAGTAATAGTCACCGTACACATCGTCGTTAGATCCATAATCAAAATAAGTTGATTGTTCTGTATCCAAATCATTAATATAATCTGTATCAATAGCCGTTAAAGAACCAGTACCAGATTGATCGGCAACTTGAGTAGATTTAGCCTCAGCAGGTAATCCTGGTAAGAACGTATGATCATTTCTCCGAGCTCTAAGTCTAAACACATAATGACCTTGAAGCTGGTTAATCTCATTAACCATTTGATCCATACGTTCTGTGATTTCAAATATCTTTCCGTCCTTTCCTCCAGGTCGGTCAATTGAACCGTATTCGGTTAATTGAAATACATCTCCAGCGTTAGGCATAGCACTTAAAGTACCGGTGTAACCAGAGGAATGATAATAAGAAGAAAGAGTTTGCTGATAAGTTTCAATATCTATTACTGCTGTTAATTCATCATCAGATACTAAACCGTATTGAGAATATGTTACTGCACCGTCAGTTAAATCCATTAACATAGTCATGGTCTGAGGAGACTGGTATCCTTGAAGCGGATTTTCGCCATATACTTTATCAGTCTTATCTAAATCAAATTTTCGGACATAATAACTAACGTTAGTACCATATAACCGTATTTGTTCTTTCCACCATTTTTTATATGTCTTATTACGTTCGTTAGCGCCTAACGATTTATTATTAAACCGAATAATATTCTCAGCGTCACTATGATAGTTAACTGCCGTAACTGTATCTGTACTCCATGCTGATGCCATTACTTTTTAATATAATATCGGTTATTATCAATATACAATGTTATTCCGGTATTACCTAGATTTCTAGAACCTTTCTCTTCAAGATCTGTAATTCCATATATATCTTTTATGGTTTGAACATCTCGATCATTTAAAAGAAATATACCAGTTTTTTTCTTTTTTAAATTATCTAATGTACGACATGAAGCAGCGGCAGCCCTATGACTTGCAGGTAATAAGTTCTGACGAGTTCTACCAGAACCTGTACTCCCTCTTAATTTGTATAAATTCTTACACCCTAAAGCTTCAAGAAATTTTCGAGTGAATAACATTTTAATTATTTAATAAAAAAAGCCCCCTACATTAATGTAGAGGGCTATCAAAGGTATTATATATTTATCTTATGTCTTTGCATTAGCCTTTAACGGGCCTTTGCCATACTTGGTATCACCAGTCTTTTTACCATCAGTCGTCGGCTTGCCAGTTGTCGGATCGTCGTCCGTAACCTTAGCATCACCCGTACCTGTAGACTTACCACCTAAACTATCAGCAGCTGGATCTGTAGCATTACCACCACCATCAGAAGGATCAACACCTGTCTTTGCACCAGCGCCTGTCGGCTTTCCAGTAGATGTTTCATCTCCCTCAGACACTGTTTCAGCGTTCTCTGCACTTTCATGTGCAACTCCCTCTTCCGGTTCTTCAGCAGCGTCAAATTCATCTTCTGCTGTGTCGTCGTCGGCTGGAGCTAATTGATCAGCGACGGCTTGAATGGCAGCGGCTTGATCGGCAGTTAATGTGATAGTAACATCACCGTTTTCATCACCTGTTTCGTCGTCATCAAACCCGAGATCATCAGGGCTAGGCAGACCTAACTCAGCACCGAATTCATCGTCTTCATTCATAACTTGCTCGTAGAGCTTATCAAATATAGATTTATCTTCTGACATAATATTACCTTTGTTAGAATTATTTATACTATCCTCAACAACTTTCTCTTCCTTTTCAGCAACTTTTTCTTCTGCTTCTTTAGGCTCTTGCAAATCATCCTCGACATTACATGTAGGTGACTCCTTTGTTGAATCGGTTTCTTCAGCAGGACGTTGTGTTTTATCGTCAACCTTATTATACTTACTTTCATCAGGCTGCTTATATGACGTACCGTCCTCTTCATTTAATCTAGCTTTTAACGAAAAGCCTTTTGAACCTGAAGATAACCGACTTTCATACTCTTCCATTATATTTGTAAAACTCATAATTTTCTTTTTCTCCTTAAGTGTGACTAGCTTTCTTTCAACTCTAACTGATTCTTTCTTTACAACACTGTCTCTTTTAACCTCGATTGCGTCGCCAACGGCAGCTAAATTAAGATACTCACCGTCAACATCAATAACTACGTAATCATCATCCTCACCCTCAACCTCTACTAGATCCCCGACATCTAATGGCTCATCATCTAAATAATCACCACTATGACGAGAAGGATCACCAAAATCCTCTTCATCACCAAAATCTGGACCGAGGTCTTCATTAACTTTCTTACTATCCTCTTCAAGAATAGTTTCCGTCTTCGCAGTGTCTTCAGCAACTACCTTTGCCGTAGCATTTGCAAAGGCTTCATTAATAGAGTTTAAATCTTTGCTGTTCATGTAAATATTTATAGTGCCCAGGCTAAAAAAAGACGATAAATTCTATTTAGGTAATACAAATTTACCTAACCCTAACATGGAGTATGAATGGACTCCAGACATGGTCAAATCGCTTAAAAAAGCTAAACAGAACATTCTCTATTTTGCAGAAAACTTTTTTCACATTGTTAACCTTGATCGAGGTAAAATAAAAATAAACTTATACCCTTGTCAGAAAAGAGTATTACGTAGTCTGAGAGATAACAGATTTGTAGCTTGCTTAGCTAGTAGACAAACAGGCAAAACTACCATGATGACGATTTACGCTTTATGGATTGCCTGCTTTCAGGACGATCAGCGAATATTAATCGTGGCTAACAAAGAACAAACTGCAATTAGTATTTTTTCGAGAGTTAGACTCGCATATGAAAATTTACCGAACTATCTTAAACCCGGGGTTTTAGAATATGGTAAAACATCCATGAAATTAGCAAACGGTAGTAGTATAGGTATTAGCACTACTAGCTCGGACGCTGGTCGCGGTGAATCTGTAAATGTATTAATTCTAGATGAGTTAGCTTTTATCCCAAATAATCTTGTTGAAGAATTTTGGAAGTCAGTATATCCAATTATTTCCTCATCAACAAAATCTAAAATATTTGTAGCATCTACCCCTAATGGTAGTGGTAACTTATTTTA